TAGCACCAGTGAGGTTACGACGAGCAAGTTCGAGCATAGCGTTGAGAAGTCTCTCGACGATCTGCTCTTCAAATTGTTTAATCTTAGTCTGGAAGATACGCGATGCCGCATTCTCCAGAGCTTGGACTTCATACCGAGTTTTTTCACCCGGAGTACGGAAGCCCATAGCTTCCTTAGGAGCGCCAGCGGTTTCTTCCATCGTGGAGAAATAGAAGCCAATCTCAGAGTCGCTCTGAAGGATTTGGACGTTTGGCAGGACAACCTCGACATCAGACTCATTGTCCATGTTGATGATTGAGCCCGGCTGCCACGTAAAGTCTTCTACCATTCCCTTCACCTTAGTGATCGGGAACACGGTCCAATCCCAGACGTCTGCCTTGAGGTTCTCGATATGGTCGATGCGGTATTGCATACCGACGAGGTTGTCGAGAGGCCCCATGCCCCAGATGTTATCTGGACGCATACGCCAAGCGGCGTGGAAGATCGGTGGGAAACCGAAGTAGCTCGGGTTGGGTTTGTTAGAAATGACCTTATGGCGGTCGACCACCGTAATAACCCGGTTCTTCCAGAAGGTATCGGAATCCCGGTCGTACATATCGCCGTAGAAGGTCAGAACTTCAACGAAGTCTGAACGGAGATAAGCTTGGAAAGAACCGAAGCCGTCGGCAGTGAAGAGATTATTCTTCTGCTGCCAATCGCCGGTGTAGTTGTGCGCCTGAACGCGGATGTCTTTGAGATAGTTCCACATCGACTCGATCGTTTCCCGATCCATATCGGTGGACATCTTCTGCATCATATCCTTGAGTTCGCCCATCGAAATAAGAGAACGGACGATCTTAGGAGTATTTTCGAAAGAGGCTGCAGTCGGGTTGAAGACGATGTCAGTAGGATTAATGCGTTTAACCATAGGACCGACGTATCCGCTTTGGATACCGTTCGGCTGCATAACCCGCTGGTCCACCCACTCTACAGTTACGATACAGTTACCGTAGTCGATATAATCTAGGACTACCTTTTGTATTTCATTTTTGAAAGAGGGTTGGTCCATAACCCACTGCATGTAATTCTCAATGGCGTCGCGCTTGCGCTTGCTGTCGGAATCCATTTCATTCGCTTCCCATTCAACAGGAACGCGGTTGGGGAACATAGTCGCAGTGTAATTTGCGAAAAGATTGTCTCTGATTTGACAGAGCTTCGGGAGGGTAGTCTTATTCCTCCACGGATTGGTGTTGTTAGAGGTAGTCGAAGTATCAGTGGCATAGACGTACTTACGCGTCTCTTCCCAATCGCGAAGCTTAGGAGCTCTGAGATTGTTCCACTCATTCCAATACGAAGAGATATGCCACGCCGGTTTATCGACTGTGATGATGTCTTCGACTTCTAGTACTTGTCCAGTCATTAATTAGGCAACTCCGCCCCATCTGCTGTGAAATGTCAGACGAGGAGCTTGAGACATTTCTGGTCTATGTAAAGTGTTAACTGGCGCCTTGCCTTGCGCGAAATCAATTGCGCTAGCTAAAGCGTCCTTGATGTCGTCGTGTGCTGGATTAGCGAAGATCAGCTCTTCTTCCAGCATCTGGCAATAACCGCCTGTGTAGTGCCAAATCTGATGATTGGCGTACTTAGGCTCTAGAGTAGAAAGAATTCTCTCTTCCTTGGAGCCTTGCATCTTGTTCGGACGGTACTCGTCAATCGAAAGAGAGATGCCGCGAGGCTTGATGTAGTTCTCTTTGAGATCAGTTGCGATAACCGCCTGTCCTACTGAAACTTCAGCGCGTAAGTGCCGGAAGCCCCACTTCTCGTACATCTTGAGAATACGGTCGAAATACATCGACGGGTTCTTTGTTTTGAAACGATCTATGTCGAGAACGAAGTAGTTTCTCTCTGAGTCGACTCCAACAACTACTAGAGCAGTGGAGTCAGCCTTTTCGTTGAGAGAGTACGCGAAATCTATAGCGGCAACAATGTTGAGGCGATTGCCTTTGAACATCCAGCGCCCATCGCGTCTAGAAATCCATGCGGGATCATAGTACTGGAACAAGTCCCTTTTAATAGCACTATTGTCAGTATCGCGAGGATCGTTGTAATACTGAGCGCGATAGTGAACCTTATTAGTGTACTGAGCCCTTTTGTGCGCCAAGACTGCGGCGTCGAATCCGAACCACTTCCCATCAGTGCGTTGCTGACGAGGCCATAGAAATTGACCTGTTCCGTCGCCAGCGCTTTCAACCGCGTGTTCTTTGACTTCAAAGAGCGGCTCTCTTCCAATAATTGATCCCTCTTTGTCGAGGACTTCAACTTCCATCTCCAGCATTGTTGAGTACAAGTCTTTGGGGTGGTATCTAGTACCAACAACCCATTGACGAGAATTCGCACCGCCGATGGAGGAAAGATAACCGTATTGGTCTCTGACCTTCTCACGCATGTTCTCTAGGTAGGCGTTGCTTTGAACAACGACGTCGTCTAGAACAGAAATATCACAGTGAAGACCAACAATGTTAGTCGTCAGACCGGCAGTAAAAACACTCGGTTCACGAATATGTTCTTCTTTCCGGCGCGGATGGTCTAGTGAGATTTCTCTCTCGGTCCATTTCTCACGTTTCTGATCTTCCTCATTAACCATCTCTGGCCAGTAGAGGCGATAGTTTTCGGACGTGAAAATGTCCTTGATGAACTTCAACTGCTTTTGAGCGAGGTTTGAAGTAGAAGAAATATACAGAACCCTGAGCGTCGGGTCTCTTGTAAGTGTCCACGCAACCCGGTATGCAATCAATGCAGACTTCATGTGGTCGCGAGGAAGCATCAATAGCTGATGCGTTTTTTGTTTAGAAGATTCCCACCAATGGATAACCTCTCTGTGGATGTTGCCCAACACCCGATTAGGGTGAACCAACTTGATGAATTCCTCTAACGAAGCTTCTGCGAGTTTCCGCCGCTCATCGCGTTCAGCTTGGATTTCGTTAGTTATCTTTTCTTTCTTAGTCCTTGACATAGCCCTTGCCGTGAGAAAGCTCATCTACGCGCTTCTCCAGCATATTAATCCTTTGGTCTTGGACTGCGACTTGCGTCAATACTCTACCTAATTGATTAAAGGCTTCGGTCAGCGCTTTATGACTTTGTTGGAGATATTGGATGTCTCTCTTGACAATTCCAATATCACTCTTCATGGTCCAAATAAACGTAAAAACACTCCCGATCACCGAAATGATGGTCAGGAGGTTTCCAAGAGTAATTGAATTCTCAATGAACGGCATTTTACAAGCGGTAGCCCTGCGCACTAACGGTGACGTTAGTGTTGCCAGTTCCGAAAGCAGGAGCAGTTACAACGATGTCCGTATTCGCTGCCGATGCAGGAATAGGCGGGTAGAAGCTAACCGTAAGAGGCTGAATCGAAGTTGTAGCGCCAGCAGGCACAACCACGGTGTACGTTGCTGTCCCTCCGATAAGACCCGTGACTGTAACAGCTTTAACAGAAGCTGCAGTAGCACCAGCACCAGTTACTTGGAACCCCGAAAGGTACGTAGTCTTGCCCGAAGCGCCAGAAAGAGTGGCTACACCAGAAGCGTTCGATACCGTGCCAGAAGAACTTTGAAGAAAGGTAGCGCCGTTGACGACGCCTTCTGCAGCGAAATTACCACTTCCGTCTGTGACGGTGACGTAAATGCTGCCATCGGGGGCTTGAGAGCCTGCGGATTTAGAAACCATAGATTAATTTTTCCTTGCAAGAAAATAGACTTGACATAATTATACATTAAGTATATACACTTTGTAAAGAAGAAAAGAATAAACTAGGAGTATTATGAGAGTTTTAGTCTGTGGAAGTAGACATTTTAAGGATTACAGAAGACTCGAGGACATCTTGGATGCTATCGGAAGAGAAAAGAAAATCGATACAATCATACATGGAATGGCTAGAGGGGCAGATCAACTGGGGGCCGAATACGCTAGAGCTCATAAGATCGATTTACTTGAATTCCCTGCTCTATGGGACACCTATGGACGGAGAGCAGGTCCGATTAGAAATGCTCAAATGCTTAAAGAAGGACAACCCGACCTTGTCGTGGCTTTCCTCTTCCCCGGAAGCAGAGGAACTAAACACATGATTGATATTTCGAAGAAGGCTGGAGTTCCAGTTATGGTGATAAATTGTACCGAAGAATGAATCCTAAAGATTTAGAAAAAGTTATTGAAGAGCTTAAGACAGTTAATTTAGAAGGAAAAAACTACACTTGGGACGAAAAAGACAAAAACTACATGATTACCGAAGAAAACGGCGAAAAACGGTATTTTCAAGAAGGAGTTGGGGAAATCACCGAGCAACAATATCTAGATAGGCCCTAGAATTCAATTAGAAGCTCACTGGTGCGTTATTTCACACTGCCCGCTACCTACCTACCTGCCAGAGACAAATCGATCTCCTTGGCCTTCCTATTGAGTTTCATGAGAAATTTTCTGAAAATTTTCTGGGAGATTTTTATTAGGG